ATACTCCGGATCATGAAGTCTTCGATCCACATGGGGAATTAATAGACATAGGAGTTATAGACAGTTGGCAGAATGAAGCTGACGGTTTAAAAGGTGATCAAGATGCTTTAAACGAATTTTACAGACAGTTTCCAAGAACTACTGAACACGCATTTAGAGATGAGACTAAAAATTCTATTTTTAATCTTGTTAAATTATACGAGCAAATAGATTACAACGAAGAAATGTCTAGAACATTAGGTATTACTAAAGGTAATTTTCAATGGGTTAATGGGGTTAAAGATTCAAAAGTAATATTTTACCCAGACCCTAAAGGTAGGTTTAAAGTAAGTTGGGTACCACCATCAAACATACAGAATAAAGTTGTAACTAAAAACGGTGTTAAATGGCCTGGCAATGAGCACATGGGTGCTTTTGGTTGTGACAGTTACGATATATCAGGAACTGTAGATGGTGTAGGTTCTAAAGGTGCTTTACACGGGCTAACTAAGTTTAGTATGGAAGACGCACCGGCTAATACATTTTTTTTAGAGTATTTAGCTAGACCACAAACCGCAGAGATATTCTTTGAAGACGTTTTAATGGCATTAGTATTTTATGGGATGCCTTTACTTGCAGAGAACAATAAACCTCGTCTATTGTATTATTTACGAAGACGTGGTTACAGAGGTTACAGCATGAATAGGCCAGATAAAATATGGAACAAATTATCTACAGCTGAAAAAGAAGTTGGTGGAATACCAAACTCAAGTGAAGATATTAAACAAGCTCACGCCGCTGCAATTGAAATGTATATACAAGATCACGTTGGTATGCAACAAGACGGGTCGTTTGGTGACTGTTATTTTAACGAGCTGTTAAATGACTGGGCTAAGTTTGATATAAACAAAAGAACAAAGCATGATGCATCTATAAGTTCTGGTTTAGCTATAATGGCTAACAATAGGCATTTGTATAGGCCAAACGCTAAAGTAGAAAAACAAAAAATAAACATAAACATAGCTAAGTACAAAAATACTGGTTATAATTCTAAAATAATAAAATAAATATGGCAGAGTCTGTTATAAAAAGTTATTTTCCTAGTCAAGTAGTAAGTGATGCAGAAAAGATTAGTTACGATTACGGTTTGAAAGTTGCTAAAGCAATAGAATCAGAGTGGTTTTACAATGATTATAATCAAACACGATATACTACTAATAAAAACAATTATCACAATCTTAGATTATACGCTAGAGGAGAGCAGTCTGTAAAAAAATATAAAGATGAATTGTCTATAAACGGTGATTTATCTTATCTTAATTTAGATTGGACACCAGTACCTATTATACCTAAATTTGTAGATATAGTTGTAAACGGTATAGCTGAACGTATGTATGATATAAAAGCTTATTCGCAAGATCCTTATAGTGTGCAGAAAAGAACACAATATATGCAAGATGTTCTTTCAGATATGAACACACAAGAGCTTCATGATTTTAATAGTTCACAGTTTGGTATAAATACTAGAAAATCAAATATAAAAGAATTACCTGAAAGCAAAGAAGACTTAGCTTTACACATGCAGCTAACTTACAAACAGTCTATTGAGTTAGCAGAGGAACAAGCTTTAGGTGCTTTAATGAAAGGTAGCAACTACGATTTAATTAAAAAAAGGTTTTATTATGATTTAACAGTTTTAGGAATAGGTGCTGTTAAAACTAACTTTAATACTTCTGAAGGCGCTACAGTTGAATATGTTGACCCAGCAGATTTAGTATATTCTTACACAGAATCACCTTATTTTGACGATTTGTATTATGTTGGTGAAGTTAAAAAAATACCTGTAAATGAATTAGCTAAACAATTTCCTTTTTTAACTGAAGAAGATCTAGAAGATATAGTTAAAAATAAAAATCATCAAACTAATTACAATCAAGGCTCAACACAATATAGAGAAATAGACAATAATAAAGTTCAAGTTTTATACTTTAATTATAAAACATATATGAACGAGGTTTACAAAGTAAAACAAGTTGGTAGTGGAGCAGATAAAGCAATAGAAAAAGATGATACTTTTAATCCGCCTGTTGGTAAAGAAGGTGAATTTACAAGACTACAAAGAACAATTGAAGTTTTATATGAAGGTGCTTTAATATTAGGTACTAATAAATTATTAAAGTGGGAGATTTCTAAAAACATGTTAAGACCTAAAAGCGATTTTAATAAAGTAAAAATGAATTACTCTATTGTAGCACCGCGTATGTATAAGGGTAAAATAGAAAGTTTAGTAAGACGTATAACTGGTTTTGCTGATATGATACAGCTTACTCATTTAAAATTGCAACAAGTATTGTCGCGTATGGTACCAGATGGTGTTTATTTAGACGCTGATGGCTTAGCTGAAGTTGATTTAGGTAATGGTACAAACTATAACCCTCAAGAAGCTTTAAATATGTTCTTCCAAACAGGTTCTGTAATTGGTAGATCTTACACTGGTGATGGTGATATTAATGCTGGTAAAGTGCCAATACAAGAAATAACAAGTGGTAGTGGTGGTAACAAAATACAAGCTTTAATAGGCAATTACAACTATTACATGCAGATGATTAGAGATACTACCGGACTTAACGAAGCTAGAGATGGTAGCACGCCAGATAAAAATGCTTTAGTTGGAGTGCAAAAATTAGCTGCAGCAAACAGTAACACTGCTACAAGACATATATTACAATCAGGTTTGTTTTTAACTGCTGAAATAGCAGAAAAATTATCACTTAGAATATCTGATATTATAGAGTACTCACCAACAAGAGATGCTTTTATACATGCTATAGGTGCTCATAACGTTGCTACGCTTGAAGAATTAAAAGAACTTTACTTATACGATTTTGGTATATTTATAGAGTTACAACCGGACGAAGAAGAAAAAATGTTATTAGAAAATAACATACAAGTTGCTTTGTCACAGCAAAGTATAGATCTTGAAGATGCTATAGATGTTAGAGAAATTAAAAATTTAAAGCTAGCAAATCAACTATTAAAAATACGTAGAAAAAAGAAAATAGCTAGAGATCAACAAATATCTAAAGAAAATATACAAGCCCAAGCAGAGGCAAACGCACAAGCTCAACAGGTTGCTGCTCAAGCCGAAGTACAAAAAAATCAAGTTATTAACGCTAACGACGCTCAGTTAGCTCAAGTTAAAGCTGAACTAGAATCTCAACGTATGATGCAAGAAGTTGAGCACAAAAAAGAATTAATGCAATTAGAGTTTCAAATGAATATGCAGCTTAAAGGTGTTGATGATAAAACACAAAAAAATAAAGAAAAAGAAAAAGAAGATCGTAAAGACGAAAGAACTAGAATACAAGCTTCTCAACAAAGTGAACTTATAGACCAAAGAAAAGGTGATAAACCACCTAAAAACTTTGAGTCTGCAGGTAATGATATATTAGGAGGAGGTTTTAATTTAGGTGCTTTTGATCCTAGATAACAATTATTAATTATTATTATATTATATTATGGCAAAAAAGAAAACAGAAAAAGTAGTCGAAAAGGCTGCTAAAGACAGCGTTGTAAAAGTTGATCTTAAAAAAACAAATGAAGATGACAATGTCATCAAAGTAAATTTAGATAAACCACTAACACCAAAAGGAGATGAAGTTGCAGAAGAAGTTACAAAAGATAACGCTGACGACAGCGGAGTGGTTGAGCTCGTTGAAGATGCCAACGCCACAGAAAAACAAGAAGAAGTACAACCGGAAGCTGAAACACAAGAAACTCCAGTATTAGAAGAGGTTACTGAAGAAGTTGTTGAAGAAAAAATTGAAGAAAAAGTAGAAGATTTAGCTGAGCAAGCTCAAGAAGCTATGTTAAATTCTAAACAAACTGGACAAGAATTACCAGAAAATATACAAAAAGTTGTAGATTTTATTAAAGACACTGGTGGTACGCTAGAAGATTATGTACGTCTTAACCAAGATTATTCTAGCTATGATGACACAACAATTCTTAGGGAGTACTACAAACAAACAAAATCTCACTTGACAGACGATGAAATTAGTTTTTTAATGGAAGACTCATTTTCATATAATGAAGAAGAAGACGAACCAAGAGATATTAAAAAGAAAAAAATAGCGTTAAAAGAGCAAGTTGCCAACGCTAAAAGCCACTTAGACGGGCAAAAGTCTAAATACTATGAAGAAATAAAAGCTGGGTCAAAGTTGACTCAAGAACAACAAAAAGCTGTTGATTTTTTTAGTAGATATAACAAAGAATCAGAAGAGAGTCAAAAAACCGCTGAGCGTCAAGCTAGTGCTTTTAGATTAAAATCTGACAATTTATTCGATAAAAACTTTAAAGGTTTTGAATACAACGTTGGAGATAAAAAGTATAGGTTTAATGTTAAAAACACAAATGAAGTAAAAGAAACTCAAAGCGATATTACTAATTTCACCAAGAAGTTCTTGAATGAAAATAATGAAATGTCAGATGCTAAAGGTTATCATAAATCTTTATTTACAGCGATGAACTCTGATGCTGTTGCAAAACACTTCTACGAACAAGGCAAGGCAGATGCTTTAAAACAAAGTATTGCTAAAGCTAAAAATGTTGATATGAACCCAAGACAAGCTTTTGGTGAAGTTGAAGCTGGAGGTATGAAAGTGAAAGTATTAGGTGACAACTCAAATGATTTTAAGTTTAAAATTAAAAATAAATAATAAATTTAAAATTACAAAATTATGGCAATTACACCAGGAGGTGAGTTGAACAGTGTACCAGCTTCACAGAAGCAAACACTAGATTCAAACTACATCGATTTTACAAGTGCTACAACTAAAGGTTGGGCGCAACAATATTTACCAGATCTTATGGAAAAAGAAGCTGAGGTTTTTGGAAACAGAACTATCTCAGGATTTCTTGCACAAGTAGGAGCTGAAGAGGCTATGACTTCTGACCAAGTTATTTGGACAGAGCAAGGTAGACTACATATATCAGTTAAAGGAACTTTAAGTACAGGTGATTCTATATTTACTGTAACTTCTGATATTGATGGAAATAATGCTTCATCTACTAACGTATTTACTTTAGCTAACCACGGTGTTAGATTAAACGATATCGTTTTAGTAGCTGTTGCTGGTAGAGTTTTAAGAGCTCATGTAACTAAAGTTGATGGTATAGCTATTACAGCTCAACCATACACTGTTGAGCATTTTGATGATGATGCTTCAATAGCTACTGCAGGTGCAACTGCTGCAACTTTATTAGTTATTGGTTCTGAGTTTAAGAAAGGAGTTAACGGTCAAGGTAGCTATACCTCAACAGATACTGGCTCGGCAAAAGCTGTAAAACCAACTCACGTTTCTTTTACAAACAAACCGATCATTATGAAAGATTACTATGAAATTTCAGGATCTGACGCTTCACAAATTGGATGGGTAGAAATATCTGGAGAAGCTGGTCAATCAGGTTACTTATGGTACTTAAAAGCAGAAGGTGAGACAAGATCTCGTTTTACTGATTACTTAGAAATGACAATGATGGAAGCAGAGAAAACCGTTGCTACATCTCATATCGTTGACGCTGCTGGTACTGATGACACTGGATACGCTGGTTTAGGAACTAACTCTGGTACTGAAGGTTTATTCGCTGCTATCGAAGATAGAGGTAATGTTACTACTGGTGTTACTGGTGTTAACGCTGCTACTGATTTAGCTGAATTTGACGCTATCTTAGCTGAGTTTGATAAGCAAGGTGCTATTGAAGAAAACATGATGTTTGTTAACAGATCTACTAGCTTAGCTATGGACGATATGTTAGCTGCAATGAATTCTTACGGGGCTGGTGGTACATCTTACGGTGTATTCAACAACTCTGAAGATATGGCATTAAACTTAGGTTTCTCTGGTTTCAGACGTGGATCTTACGATTTCTACAAGTCTGACTTTAGATACTTAAACGATCTAGCTACAAGAGGTGGTATTAATGATAGAGGAACTACAGATGCTGTTAGAGGGGTTATTATACCTGCTGGAACATCTTCAGTTTACGATCAATCATTAGGTAAGAATCTTACAAGACCTTTCTTACATGTTAGATACAGAGCTTCTCAAACAGATGATAGAAGAATGAAAACTTGGACTACTGGTTCAGTTGGAGCTGTTACATCTGATTTAGATGCAATGCAAATTCACTATTTATCTGAAAGATGTCTAGTTACTCAAGCTGCTAACAATTTCATGTTAATGAAATAAGCAACTTACTATTTAAAGAGGTTGGGGGTAATTCCCCAACCCCTTTCTTTTTATTAATTTTATTATATATTATATTATGGCAAAAAAACAAAAAACAAAAAAGGTAGAGGTACCTGTTGTTGAAACACCAGTTGTTGAAACACCAAAACCTAAAAAAGTTGAACCTAAAAAACCAACGTGGGAAGTAAAAGATAGAATATACTACTTACTAAGACAAAGAAAACCTTTAAGTTATTCTATAAAATCATCTGGAATATACTGGTTTGACGAAGAAAAAGGTTACGAAAGAGAATTAAAGCATACTGAAAATCAAAAAACTCCATTTGTTGATGAAATGGTTGGTGATCAAAGATTAGCTCATATTATTTTTAGAAATGGGTATCTTCATGTTCCAAGAGAAAAACAAACTTTACAAAAGTTAATGTCTCTATACCACCCACACTCTGGAGTTTTATTTTACGAATACGAAGCGGAAAAAGAAGCTAAGAGCGAGTTAGATATGCTTGAGTTTGAAATAGAAGCTTTAATGATGGCTAGAGACTTAGATATAGATATTGCTGAAGGAATTATGAGAGCAGAAATTGGCTCTAAAGTATCAGAGATGAGTTCTAAAGAGCTTAAACGTGATTTACTTGTATTTGCTAAAAGAAACCCTCAATTATTCTTAGAATTAGCCACTGACGACAACGTTCAACTTAGAAATTTTGGTATTAAAGCTACAGAGCTTGGTATTATAAGTTTGTCTGGCGATCAAAGAACTTTTACTTGGAGTTCTAATAATAGAAAGCTAATGAACGTACCTTTTGATGAGCATCCATATTCAGCTTTAGCCGCTTGGTTTAAAACTGACGAAGGCATGGAAGTGTATTCAAATATAGAAAAACGATTAAATTAATCAAACTGTAGGAGCGGTCGCTCTTCGGGGCGATCGCAAACTACAATAAAGAAATATGATATTAATAGACACGGTGTATCAAAAAGTATTAGCAATAGCTAACAAAGAACAAAGAGGTTATATAACACCTCAAGAGTTTAACTTGTTTGCTAACCAAGCACAAATGGAAATATTTGAGCAATATTTTTATGATATAAATCAATTCAAAAGAACACCTGGTAATTCAACAGAATACTCAGATATAGTTGGTATGCTAGAAGAAAAAATATCTGCTTTTGAAAAATTTAAAGTTGCGCCTAGTAGTGTTAGTGGTAGTGTTTTAACTTTACCTAGTGACTTACATAGGTTAGGAACTGTGTTTTCTACACTTGCCACGTCTAATCCTGTAGTTGAAAAGATTGATAAAAAAAATCTTCAATTAATTTTAAACTCACCTTTAACGGCTCCAACAGACTCAAGACCAGTATTTATTCATCAAGCCCCAACTGCAGCTGGTGTATCTCAAATAAAAATTTTTCCAGCAGCATCTTCTTATAGTACAGGTAATACAAGTGTTAATTACATTAAAAAACCAACTACGGTTAAATGGACTTATGTAGTTATTAATGACAAAGCAGTTCATAATTCTGGAGCTACTGATTTACAAAATTTTGAATTACACGAATCAGAAGAGTCTGAGCTTGTAATTAAAATACTACAATTAGCTGGTATATCTATGAAAGACTATCAATTAGCTTCAGCTGCTAGCAATAAAGAAGTTAACATTATTTCACAAGAAAAACAATAAATAAATGGGATTATTAGACAATCAAACTCAAGCCCAGTATCAATCAGGTACTTTAGGTGGTTACCAATTTACTTCTTTGCAAAATGTTATAGATCAATTTATAATTGCTTATGTTGGTGAGGGTAAAATAATACCAAAAATAAACAAAGTAGATGTTGCTTTCCATGCGCAAAGAGCTTTACAAGAATTATCGTTTGATACTTTTAAATCTACAAAAGCACATGAAATAGAAGTACCCGCTACATTGCAAATGTTGCTACCGCAAGACTATGTAAATTATGTAAAATTATCTTGGAGTGATTCAGCTGGTATAGAGCATGTATTATATCCTGCTATTAAAACTTCAAATCCTAAAAATATAAAACAAAATGCTGACGGTACTTACAATTTAAATAGTGATGAATTAGATTTTGATACTGAATCAGATACTTGGGCTGCTTACAAATCACACACTCCAAATGATAATGTTGACAAATATGACGATGGAACTTACGATTTAGTTATTGGAGAAAGATATGGTATTGATCCTGCTCACGCACAGACAAATGGTAGTTTTTATATAGACGAGCTTGCTGGTAAAATACATTTTAGCTCTAATATATCTAGCAAGACTTTAATACTAGAATATATAAGCGATAGCTTAGGTACTGATGCGGAAATGCAAGTACATAAATTTGCTGAAGAAGCAATGTATAAAAGCATAGCTTATGCTGTTATGTCTACAAAAGCTAATGTACCAGAATACATTGTAAATAGATTTAGAAAAGAAAGAAGAGCTGAGGTTAGAAAAGCAAAGCTTAGACTATCAAATATAAAATTAGAAGAATTAACTCAAATACTTAGAGGTAAATCTAAGTGGATAAAACACTAATATATGCCGGAAATTAAGAATAGCTTTTTTCAGGGTAAAATGAATAAAGACCTTGATGAAAGATTAGTACCTAATGGACAATATAGAGACGCGCTTAACATTGAGGTTTCAACATCAGAAGGTGATGACGTTGGAACTGTTCAAAGTGTTAAAGGTAACACGTTGGTTTCTGGTGATATTGTACCTACAGGTAGTTCTATAGTTGGTAAAATTGCTGAAGAAAAAAACAATTGCGTATATTATTTTGTAGCAGGACCTAAAACTGATCCAAGTAGCTTTAGCTCTAGTGACACACAGCCTACGGTTAGTAAAGATTTAATACTAAAATACGATGGTAGTGCTATAACAAACGTGTTTACAGATATGTATAGTTATCTAGCTGTTTTTGATACTGGTAGTACAGATCTTATTTTTGATGTAACAGCACAAACTATTACACTGCCAAACACAAACGCTTATAAAAAAAATATGGTAACCAATATGTACGTTAATGTTTTTAACGCTACTACCGGTGAAGAATATGTTAGAAACAATAGAATACTAACTGTTTCAGGCGCTGTATTAACTCTTGAAAATAAGATAGATGATTTAGCACCTGGTGGCGTTCCTATTGCTATTACAAATTTAACGTTACACATAACACACAAAGACAATAAAAGACCTTTAAATTTTAACCCAGAATATCCTGTGACTGGCGTAAATATAGTAGATGATTTTTTAATGTGGACAGACAACAACTCTGAGCCTAAAAAAATATCTATATCAAGATCTATCGCTGGAACATTAACAGATGATGAGGGAAGAAGAAAGCCTACAAAGCTTTATATAGATGGATCTTCATTTTACCCTCTAACAACAGGTAAAAGAGTAGATGAAAGCCACACTACTGTTATAAGAAAATCTCCAATAAACTCCCCAGACATAAACATAAAAGAACAAAGAACTAAAGTAGACGGAAGTCCTTTGGTTAGTCTAACTACAGAGGCGTTAGACATGAGCGGTGTTTTAGAAGGTGATTTTATTGAAGTAAAAATAAATCCTGGAAGAAATCCTTTTTTAGTTAATGATGTAATACATTTAAAAGCAGGTTCTACCCCAACCGCAATAGATTTTGATGTAAGGATAAAAATTGTAAGCTTAGAAGGTAATAAAATATTCAAAGCTAAAGTTTTACAAAGTAATGTTTCAAGTAATTCTGTGTTTAATACATTTCTTTTTGAAGAAGAAACTGACTTGTTTAAAGATAAATTTTCATTTTTTGCAACTAGATTTAAATACATAGATGGTGAGTATTCTACTTTTTCACCATTTACACAAGCTGCTTTTTTACCTAGTAATTTTTTTTACGACACGGAAAATGCGTTTAACACTGGTATGGTAAACAGAATAAAAGAAATTGAATTAACAAATATAATACCTGAAGATATACCAGAAGACGTAGTTCAAGTAGACATACTATATACAGAGTCTAACAACCCAGAAGTTTATAAAGTTGATAGTGTTAGAAAAGATAGTAGTATTGATTTTAATTGGAAGAAAAATAAATATGTTATATCTAAAGAAAATATATATTCTTTATTAGAAGAAAAACAATTATTAAGACAATGGGATAATGTGCCTAAAAAAGCCTTAGCACAAGAGATAGTAGGTAATAGAATAGTATACGCAAACTACGAGCAAGGTTATGATTTAGAAAATCAAAATGTAAATTTAGAAGCTTATATAGATAATAGAGTTTTTACAGGCCCTGAGCTTTTACCCAATAGACATTTGACTTCGCATTTTGACAGCTACGCAACTACCCCTGTTGATACTACTAAATTCACGCATGCTAAAGGTGTTAACGATAAAACAGCTGGTGTTGTTAACGTTGACGGAACAGGAATAGCTCAATATGTAAAGCTACACACAGACACTGCTTTAGGTCTTGAAAATGATGCTGAGTACTACTATAGTTTTAAAGTAAGTAACTGGTCACAAACTCCTGGTGTAAATGCTGTTTTAGAAGGCCCAGCATTGATGTCAGGAGACAACACTACCGGTAAGTATGGTGATTTTGCTAAACAAATAACCGGTGATGGAAACTACTACGGTGTAATGGCTATAAACTTAGATAGAAGCACAGGTGGTAGTACTTTTTCTAATAGCCCAACTGTTAGAGATTTTATGTTTCAAATAAGAGAAATTGGTTTTCTTTGTACTATAAGCCACTTTTCATTAAAAAAAATAATAACAAATAATAGAGAGTCTGTAAAATCTATAAGAAATTACAAGCTTGGCGTTGTTTACGCGGATGAATATGGTAGAGAAACTCCTGTTTTGACAAGTAAAACGGCAAGTGTGTCGGTACCGAAAAACAATTCTAAATCTATAAACTGTATTAAATCTACTATAAAAAGTGATCCACCAACATGGGCTACACACTTTAAATATTTTGTAAAAGAAACTAGTAGTGATTACAACAATATAGCTCTTGATAGAATATATAAATCAGGTGATGGAGGTTATTGGCTTTCATTTCCTTCATCAGAAAGAAATAAAGTTGATGAAGATGATTTTTTAATATTAAAAAAAGGTCATGGTGATACTGGTGTTGCAGTTGATAGTGCTGAGGCAATATATAAAATTTTAGATATATCTAACAATGCGCCAGATTTTGTTAAAACAAATATAAATAGCATTGGAGAGGGTGGTGACTCTGCTAATATAAATAATGATTTATTTGAAAACGTTAATACTAGGCCTTTAATTGGTTCAAACACCATATCTTTTAATAAAGACTCTTGGATAGTTACAGAAGGAAATAACAATTTGTCTGAGCTAGTACTTGCAAAAAATTTAATTTTTAAATTTAAAAACAATATTAATGAAGTTTCTGAAACCTACACCGTAGATTCTATAGAGATAGTTGATTTTGGTGGTAGTGATCATTATCAAATAAAAACTGAAAATCCTTTTATAGAAAGTGACATTGATTTTATAATAGCCTCAAATGGTACTGATATTGAAAGCAATGTGAAAATAGAGTTTTTTACATCAAAGCTAGAAAACAAACCTGAGTTTGATGCTAGGTTTTTTGTAAAAGTAAATTCAGACTCTTTTATCACTTCAAATGTTTATGCAAATTCTACTAACAGCCTTACAGCTCAAGTAGTAGCTAACATACCTAGTTTTCACAAGCAAGATGGTGTTGCAATAGACGGTTGTTTTATAAACGATTATCAAGACTTAAGCACTGTTACTACCAGAAATAACAAAACGCAAGGACTAGAAACTTCAAACGTAATAGATATACAAGATAGAAACTACGACTCAGCTACGGTTGGTGTTTGGGACGATTTAAAAAGCTCTAACTTTCTTACTTACACTAGCGCAGGTCCTTTTAGTAATAACTTTTTAGCAAACGACACTCTTTATTATGAGGTTAGAAACTGGTTTGCAAGTGGAGATGACTTCCACGGAACAGATGGATCAGGTAAAAACATATACAAAGTAATACCAATAGGCTTAGCCACAGCAACTATCCACGTAGATGGAGAGCTAGAAACTGGTAGTCAAGTTGGTGTCGGTATATCTGATAATATACTTGGTATAAGCGGTGGGCAAACTCTTATTAATGGTAGTGGAACAAATCCTGGTACGTTTAAGCATGCTGCTTTTTCATACAGCTATGGTTTGTTTCAAAGTCAAGGAAGTGATGACTACAGTGTTTATGGTTCGCAAGGTGCTTATATGAAATTTTTAAGATTATTTAAGTATGGTGTTGCAGGCTCAGATAATGATTTAGGGTTAACAGGTAGTTACGGTAGTAATTGGTTTATAGACCAAACGTCTTACATAGGTATACAAAGAGACGCCAGCTATGACCCATCGCCCTCTGGTTCTGGAAATGGTTTTTACACGTTATACCACAGGGCTGTTCATTACGATTTAACTAATGGTAATAAGTTAGAGTTTGCTGCTAATGACGGTACTAATTTTGGTAACAACCCAACCGGAGGTACAAATGATTTTAATAGACTTGGTAGAGGTGTATACACGGCAACACAAGATGATGTTGACGCGGATGTTTATCTTTATGGGTCTGCTTTTAGAGAAGTAGGTAAGTTTTACATGGAACTTTCTTACGGAGGTATGGAAAAAGATATACCATACGTTTCTTTAAACCAGGGTAATGTGTCTAGCGTTGCAAGTTCTTTGCAAAATGATGGTTGGACAAGTAGTTCTAATGTTTTTAAAAGTATATCTGATAGTGTTAAAAAAGGTGCAAAGTTTAAATTTACCGACGACTCAACTGGTGAAGAGTTTGAAATAATAGACTTTAAAAAAGTAAAAAGATATAACCACACGCCTTTCCCTGGTGATGACTTTACGTATTACCAGTATTTTGATGATCCTGACGGTATACAAAATATAACTTGGGGTGATTTAAGAGATCCAAGCTCTGGTACTTACAAGAGATTTAGAGCTAGACAGACTCACAACGGAACTGCTGATTTTGACGAAATAGAAATTAATAGCACTAACACTATAGTTCAAGATTCTATAGTAGATGAAGAAAAAAGATTTTTAAGAGGTAGTAACAGGCGTTTAACATATATAATAGAGTTAGACAAGCTGCCAGGTGACTCTGGTTCTTTTGATCCAATAGGCCCTGGAAATACAACTACAGCTGGTAAAATGAATGGTAGAACTAGTAGAGTAATACAGTTTATAGGTGATGTTGTAGAAGAAGGTACTCAATTAACAACAGATAATCCAGCAGTGTTTGAAACAGAGCCAAAAACAACAGAGGGCTTAGACATATATTACGAAGCTAGTGATTTTTATGATATAAAAGATCATGGTACTACTCAGGATTTAAAATATTCTAATTGTTATTCTTTTGAAAACGGTGTTGAATCAAACAGAATAAAAGATGTATTTAACAAGCCTACTTTAGGTAAAGGTATAGTTGCTTCAACAACGCTAGATGAAGTGTATAAAAAAGACAATAGAGTAAGTGGTTTAATATTTTCTGGTATATATAACTCTACTAGCAACGTAAATAATTTAAATCAATTTATACAAGCTGAAAAAATTACTAAAGACGTTAACCCAACATACGGTAGTATACAAAAGCTACATACTAAAGACTCTAATCTTTTAGTACTGTGCGAAGATAAAGTTTTAAAAATACTTGCAAATAAAGATGCTGTGTTTAATGCTGATGGCAATCCACAGTTAGTTGCAAATAAAAACGTTTTAGGACAAACAATACCTTACACAGGCGAGTATGGTATATCTAAGGACCCAAGATCTTTTGCTTCGCAATCACATAGATCTTACTTCACAGACAAACAAAGAGGTGTTGTGCTTAGGTTGTCAATGGACGGTTTAACGCCTATATCACAATATGGTTTATCTGACTTTTTTAAAGATGAACTACCTGCTTCAACGGCTTTAATTGGTAGTTATGATAGTAGAAAAAACGAATATAATATAAAAATTGACGGTGCGACTGATTATGTTATTAGTTTTAATGAAAACACAAAAGGTTGGTCAAGCTTTAAATCTTTCACCGCAATGCAAGATGGTATAAGCTTTAATAACAATTACTACACGTTTAACGATGGTGAGCTTTATAAACACCACTCAAACGAAACAAGGTGTAATTTTTACGGAGCTACTACTCAACCTTACGTAGAAGTTGTTTTTAATACAAACCCTTATGAAAACAAAAGATTTAAAAATATAATTTACGAAGGAACTCAAGGTAAAGTAGACTTGTTAGATGTTACGTCTGATGGATCAGATGCTGACGTTTACAACATCAATGCTAAAACAGGTTGGTTTGCAGAAACTATAACAACACCAACTCAATCAGGTTCTATTAACGAGTTTTTAGAAAAAGATGACAAGTGGTATAACTATATAAAAGGAGACGCTATCACAGCTAGTAATATAGACACTAGTGATTTTAATGTACAAGGCTTAGGTATAATAACAAGTAATACAGCATCATCATAATATGGCAATAAATTTAGGATTAAATATAAAAACAAATACAAAAACAGATCATGCTGTAAGTGTAGTAGCTAGCTCTGGTGTTACTCTTACCACTGTTAACTCATCTACGCAAAGATGTGTTGTATCTGCAACTGAAGATGTAGCGAAAGAAATATGCACAATTACTTTTACTGCTAATGATAATTTTTATTATTCAACACCACCTGATTTTAAGTTTAACTTTAACAACGGTGATTTAATAATAACAAGTACTACTACAGAAAATTCTTTAGAAAGAGTAACACAAAAAGTTTTTGTAATTAGCGCTAAAGCTGGTGTTAATACAATATATAATGATATACATTTTAACGAAAGCATAGGTTCTGGAGAAACTGTTGGTGTTAATAGCACAGTTATAAAAGAAATAAGTGGTGTGGCTTTAGACACATCTGATGTTCCAGCTGGAGGACAAACAAGAAGCCTTACGGTTAATGGCACTGAAAATTCAGAGTTTTCGTTTTTTTTAAAAAGAAATTCTGATAATCACACTTACGATTTTACATCTAATACTTTTACAGCTTCTTCTACAACATCAGGAGCTATAACTATAGGTAGTGAAGAAAATTCAATAACAAACTTTACAATACCTAGCTCAGCGTCTTTAGATTCTTACTCTTTACAGCTAAGCGTTACTAACACTAGTTTAACTGTTTTACCAGATTCTTTAGCAGGTGTTTTTACTTTTAACCAAGTAAACGATGTTACAGTAACTATTACGTGTGTTTCTGCTAATGCTGCTTACACTGGTACACACGCAGCAAAACCATCATCATCAGCTGTGACTGGTGCCAACTCAAGCACGTCTGGTCAAAACACAGTGGTAGAGCTACAACCAAAAATAAACACTAAAGCATTTAAAAAGGCTAGAGAAATAGATGTTAATGATTTTGAGCTTAGAACAACAGCGGCTATAGCTAGTGGTACAACAGGAACAGGGCAAACTTTAACAGCAGCTAATAGCCAAATAGTATTTGGTATGACTGTAACTGGTACAGGTATATCTAACACTGTAACTGTAGCTAATATTGTTGGAACTACTTTAACTCTAAGCGGTGTTCCAGGTGGCACGCCTTCAGGCACTTTAAATTTTATCGGTGCTGGAGCTACTATTATACAAAAAGGTACAGGCTTAATATTCTCTACAACAAATCCAAATGAAGAAAATATTGCGGCTTTAACAATTGCTGATGTAAATAAAAAAATAAATGCTAATAGTACTGCTGATACTATAACACTTTTAACTAACACAGAGCTTGACGATGCCGTTGGAAATGTTGTTGGTTTGTACGAAGGTGTTACTACCGTAAAAAGTGGTGCCAACTTAGAAAACCTCACAGTTAGTACTGTTAGTAGTGGTGGTAGCACGGCTGTAATTAGCGAAGACGCTGTAGCTAGAACTGGTCAATTAGTGGTTTTTGAAAACGCAGGTAGAGTTGCTGATATAAGCTTTGTGCTAAGCATAGATCAATTTCCTACAGAAAACACAGTAGTTAGTTTAAATTTAGATAACTTTTTAACAATTGACCCTAACTGGTCTTAATATAACATGGGAACATTTACAATAACATTAAGCGGAAATATAAACGAATCATTAAGTATAGGCGACGCTATATATACAGCGGGTAAGGTAAATGCGCTTGACGCTGGAGGTACTGATAGTGGTATAGACAAAAATAATAGTAGTAATCTTCCAGTGCTTAGAGGAACTGTAACTGCTATTAACAACACAACTAACATTATAACAGTTAATGACGGTGGTACTAGCGTAAGTGGTAATGATTTTGCAAATGCTATGGCTTTATTTGCTAAAAGTGGTGTTGTAAACACCTCTGGAGTATCTGGCTATTACGCTAAGGTTAAAATGAAAAACACAAGCACTACTGAAGCTAAACTGTTTTCAGTTGGTTCTGAGGTAGTATAATAGTAAAAAGCACGTTAAAAGTGTAATAATAAATATATGACAATAAAAACAATAATAATATGAGTTGGTTAGCGGCAGCAACAGTTTTTTCGGCAGTAATGAGTTCAAGATCACAAAGAAGATCGGCTAGGTCTATGGAGAGTATGTCTAGAGAGCAATACGAAGAAAATAAAAAAATGTTTGATGAGCAAAAAAGACTTTTGCAAATTGAAAAAGATAAATATAGACAACAGGTTTTTATAAATCCTTATGAAAACATACAAAATCCTTTTGAAGATCTTACTGTAAATACACAGCAAGCGGAGTTTGCATCAAGAAGAGCTGAACAATCTCAAGTTAATTTACTTTCTTCACTAAGAGACGCTGCTGGCTCTAGTGGTATTGCTAGTTTAGCTCAAGCGTTAGCAAATCAAAACATGCTTAGAACGCAAAAAATATCTGCTGATATAGCAAAACAAGAAGGAGCAAATAGATTAGCCGCTGCTAAAGGTAATTTATCAGTTCAACTTGCTGAAAGAAAAGGTGAGGCAATGCTTCAAAGTATGAACGCTAGTAGACAATCTACTTTGTTAGGTATACAGCAAGCGCTTACTGGCCAAGCCGCTGGTAATTTAGGACAAGCAGGCGCAAACCAAGCATCAGCTAATTTATATGCTAATCAATTAAGGTCACAAGCTAGTCAAAACTATATGAAAGCGCTTCAAACTGATAGTGTGCAAGATTTTTTAAAAGACTTAGGTTAAAATTAATAATATGAAAGCAGATAAAACACTAATAGCAACAGCTGGTACTTTAGAAAAAACGTTAGACATGACTAATATCTATGCGGGTCAAGCCCAAATAGAAATACAGAAAGGTAACAACATGATGAGTCTTTTTACAGCTAAAAGAGAAGTAAATAAAGAGTTGTTGAAAGACATTAAAAAATTGACTGAAAGTATTGGTATACATAGTGGTGGTGAAAAAGCTGCTGGTCATTTTCATGGTAAAATTAAAAATTTTAGTAGTAGCGTTACTGAAGAAACTTTAGACGAAGCTAAGTATAAAGCTCAAAAATATGGAGAATTTCAAAAAGAATTTGCAGTTCATCACAGTCCTTTAATAGATTTATTTTCTAATGAACAAAACATAAATATAGACGCTACAAACCCACAGTCTTTAAAAAACGCTAAATCTTACGTAAATGACGAGGCTATAGGCTTTCAAGATGATGGTACTGGCATGTATTTTTTGTATTCTGGAGCATCTAATAATAATGAGGTATTAGAAGTTAGACCTGGTGATATAAAAAACTTTTTTGGCGTTGTACCAAACATGAGTGATGAAGAAAAAGCAGAAGTTTTTAAAGTGCTACAACAAAGACAGTCACCTAGTTTTAATAAAAACGATATTAAATCTAGCTTATACGATTTTATATCTACAGATAGAAATATAAGAGTTGCAAATTTATTAACAACTCCAGACTTAATGGAAAACACAGATGGTTCTGTAGCAGATGAATTAAGAAAAGAAGTAGTGTTTGATAAGTTATTTCCTAAATTAGCAGATAAATCTCCTGAAGAAAAAAACGAAATTGTAGATGCTTTAGTGCAACCTGGGCACGAAAATTATGATAGTGATAAAAGCGCTCAGTTTGCTGTAAATTACTATGCAAATACTCTTGAACAAGAAAATATTACTTTTAACACAGATAATAGCCAACTTCCGCCAATTGGTGATAAAACAGTAGTTAGTTACAAGCAGTTTGTTACTAAAAACAATTATGTTAATATAGCGCCTAGCACACCAATAGCATTGCCACAGTTTAACGAGTTGTTAAAAAACTTGAAAAGCGGTAACGAGTTTATGGCGCCTTTTGGCGAAGATCGTAAATTTTCTTTTGATAAACAAAATAAAACATGGTCATACTCGGATATTTCAGTAACAGGTAAACAAGGAAAACCAGTTACAGGTTTAAGTCTAGACCAAGTAAAAAGATTATTAAACGGTGGTAGCGAAACTGATGCTTTTAACAGAGGTTCTGGTTTTATGTTAAACATGGACGAATTTTTAAACCTTACAATGGATCCAAGTTTGATGAAAAACACTGAAAGCCAAAAACAAAGTGCTAATGTAGAAGTTGAAAAGCCAAATATTATAGAGCAAATACTAATGAACCTTAGTAGAAGACCTAAAAAAGATTAATATGCCAGACTCTCAATTTAATTTTGCTGATAACTCAGAAACTAAAATTTTAGATTTTAAAACTGAGTTAACAAGCTTGCTAGACAACGTTAACTTTAAAGATCCTAAAGTTATAGGATCTTTAGGCGATGTTGCGTTTAGTTTAGACCGAAGAGTTGAGATTGGTGGTTCAACTTACAATAATTTTAAACAATTTAGAGATAGGCCTGAAAATTTGTTTTTTGACGACTATACAGACGATGTTAAAAGTTATTCTGCTACGGAGCAAGATGATTTAAAAGCTTATTTTGATAGTCAAGGTAAAGGTAGGTATGACAATTATGTTAGTTTTTCTGAAAACAAAGACTTCAACATGGATCTTTTACAAGATAAAAGTTTGTTTCCAACAAAAGGCGAAGGTGTTATAAATTTAGAAAAAAGAAGAGCAGCTGAATTATACATTAGGGGTTTAGATTTATCAGACGAAGAACAACAAAGCGCTCTTGAAGATGTTCAAACTGGAGCTTTTGAAATATTTGATGGTGATCAAAAATATATTAATTTATTTAAAAAAGCAATAAAAGAAGATAAAGCCACTAGAACACTAGCAGAAGATTTTGATCAAAATTTTTTTCAAACATATTTTTCTAGAAAAGGTTTTCAAAAAGAGCAACTTTCTAACGAATTAAAACAAGAAGGACTTACGCAAACTTCAAAGGTTATTAACAGCTATGTTAAGCAAGCCTCTGATAAGCTTGGTAAAGATATTGAAAGTTATAACTCTTTAAACTCTGCTTACGAAAAAGATAGAAAAGTTTTACTACCGAAGCTAGATAAGTTAATGGATGAAATAGAAGAATTAGCTTTTGTTTATGAAGGAGGCGTAGTACCGTACACTCAAGACGAAAAAGAATTAAAAAAAATATCAAACTTATTTGAACAAAGAGTTGATTTAATTTCAAGTTTTTATAGTAAACATGATGTTGAAGCTATAGATGCAGCTAATAAAGACGTGGTGTCTAGGTCTAAAAAATTAAACAAAAAAGTTGATTTAGTTAATGATTATAGAATACAAGCAGCAGCACTAGCTACGGAGTATGGTTTTGTTGAAAATGTACGTTTAAACGCTGTAGATATTGCTATAAACGACTTAGCTAGTGTAATACCTGGTTTGGCTTCTGAACTTGGTTTTAAACCAGCTGACAAACTTTTTAATGATATAATAAATGTTGGTGAAAGTTTAAAAAACCATAAAGAATCTGTATATCCAATATCTCCAAAGTTTAGAGACTTAAAATTTTTTGGTAAAGATAGTAATGTTGGTGAGTTTGCAACGCAATTGTTTGCGGAAAATGCTTTTAGTATATTTACTGCTTTGACCGCGGCTGGTGCTTATAGACTAGCTAGTGGTGTTCAATTAATGAGAGGAATAACTGTTACACCTTTAAGTCAAAAAGCAGCTAAAACAGTTGGTAACGGCGTTGCAACTTTGTTTTTTGGAACTGAAACAGGTAGTCAGCTTAGTAGTTTAGAGTTAATGGAAAGACGAGCTAAAATTCAGCTGCCTAAAATAGAAGTAGAAATTAGCAACACTAAAGACAAAAATAGGCTTTTAGACTTATATCAAATGAGAGACAGGCTTAGTAGACATTTAAATTTAAACAGTTTTCAAAAATCGTTTAACCCTGTTATGTACGGTAGTATTGCTGCTGTAGCTGAAAAAGCAGGTACTTTAAGTATAATGAAAAGACTAGGTCAATTTTCAGGTTTTCCAGAATTAACTTTTAAAAGCTCTATGCGTGGTTTTGCTATGTATGGCAAAAATGTTGGTATAGAATATTTAGAAGAAGCCATAACTGAAATAGGTCATAATATAATGGACCACGTTGTATTAAAAGACACTGACATAAGTTATATCAAAGGCATAGATGCTGATTTCAATATGAACGTGTTGTTTTCAACTTTAGCAATACAAGGACCTTCAATGAGTCGTAATGTTTATGGAGCTATAGGTAATGAATTTAAAACTAGAAATGAAATAAACGAGCATGAAAAGATTAAACAAAAAGTAATTGCTCTTAATGAAAGAATTAAAAAGGCAGAAAATTATCAATCTAGGTTAATTCTTGAAAACCAATTACAAGATCTTTTAGAGCAAGCGCAAATACTAGAAGCTAATTCTTTTTTAGATTTTGCTGACATGACTAGAGAAGACATAGATGAAGTTTTTGAAAACAGCAGAATAGTAAGAAAAAATAACGAAAAAGCAGGAAGGTTAGGAGCTAGAACAGGTATAAATCAATTTCAAGACCCTGCTGTGCAAGAAGAGCTTAAAGAAATAATAGACGAAAATACTAATTTAATGTCTAGAAACGAAGAGCTTAGAAATAAACCTTTAGAAGAAAGACAGAAAAATTATAATAAAATAGTTGGAAAAGCAGAAAATGACACGCAAAACGCTTTTTTTGTAAATCAATACCATAGGTTTAAAAACACAATAGTTGGGGCTGGAATTAAATCTGGTGAATACTTAACTTTTGACGATGCTTTAGTTAGATTAAACGAGCTTGTAAACAATGGCACTATAACTGTTGAAAAATATGATAATTTAGTAGCAGGTCTTGAAACAAAAAAAGATGATAATGGTAACACTACTATTGGTGCTAACGGAACTTTTATTCGTGAAAACAATGAAGTAATATTAATAGATGAAAATGCTTATAACAACATAGCAAACTCAAAATCAAGAGTTGGTAAAAGCGCTATGGCATACTCACCTATACACGAAGCTGGTCACATGTACGATAATGATGTAGGTGTTTCAAAAGACGGTGAAGTTCAAGAAAAACATAAAAAAGCTGTAGAAGAAACAGTTAAGTTTCTTGAAGATTTAGATCAAGATTCTGAAGCTTATAAGTTTGCCAAAAAAAGAATTACTCAGTACACAAAAGACGGTAAATTTGATTTAAATGAATTAAAAGAAATAATTGGTGAAATGAAAAACGCTGGGCTTTTAAAAGAGAGTGATACTAATATATTGTTTTATTTTAGAGATTTATTTAACAAGATAAAACAACTATCACCTTTTGGTAAAAATACAGAGTATATTCAATTAAAAACAGCTGCAGATGTTTTAGCTTATGTTGATAGTTTTCAAAGAAAAATAGAGGCTCAAAAAGTTGTAATGCAAAGGCCGCCAGAAGAAGATGTTAAAGTTTCTAGCACTAGTTTTTCAAAAGGTGTTGTAGATCAAATAAACGATCTTATACCTGAAAATGTTAAAACAAAAGAAGATTATTTAGCTTTTTTATCTGACCCAAGACTTAACAAAGAAATAGGTAAAGCCTTAGCGCCAGGTGGTCTTATATACAACCAAGTAATGCAAAAAGCATTGCCTGACGCTAGGTCAAAAGTTTTAGATGAAATTAATGACAGGATTATAAATTACGACCCAGGAGCTAAAAGAAAAAAGAAAAGCGATGCACCGATAACCTTTGCTGAAAGAATATTTTCTGATATTAGATTTGGTAAAATGGAAGCTGCAAAAGAACTAGCTATTAAGCCAAAGACAACTACAATAGATCAACCATCAGAGACTGGTAGAAGAAGTTTTGATATTGCTGATGATGTTCAAGAACAAGAGCAAGAGCTTACTCCAGAGCAGTTAGAGTCTCAAATTAAAAAAGATCTTAATTTGACTGGTGAAGTAATTGAAAAAGTAAAACAAGCTGTTAGAAAAACATATGGTACAAAACTTCCAGATATAAGATCAAAAAAATATAGAACACAATTAAAAGATGCTCTTATTGTTGAGCTTAAAAAAGAAATACAAGATGTATTTGGTAGAGAGCAAGATTACAATAAGTTTTTAAGAAAATATATACCTTCTTTACATATAACATTAAGCGCTGATAGATGGGTGCAAATAGAAAGAAGAGTGCCAAAAGGTAAAAAAATATTTGTAGATTCTAAAAGGATAACATCTGTAAAAGAAGTTAGAAAATTACAAGAGCAAGGTTTAATAAGAAAAGATGTTAAACCTGCTAGTGGACCAAACTTAAATACTAAGCTAAAAACACCTAGCAACGAGCAAATAATGGCGTTTTTTAGAGGTACAAACATGCAGGAAGTGTTAGGTTATACTATTAAAGAATCTGCGTTTGGCCCTAGAAAAGATGCTTTAGCAGAAGCTGTAGTTGAAAAAGTTGGTTTTGATGCTACAATTAATATATTAAATGCAGAGTTAGATATTGTTGAGCGAATGAGGGATGTTCAGGATATAACAAATGTAGAACAAATAGAGAACGACGTTCAAGTAATAGCTGATATTCTTGATGTTAATCCTAGTATATCAATGAGTTTAGGAATTGAAGCTGGAGATGTTGTAAATCAGTTTAGTGAACTATTCCTTATGGCTCAAAAAAACTTTGAAAACTTTGCTAAAAAAAGATATACGCTAAAATACAAAGGTAAACCTTATTTAGAGGCTATAATAGATCCTATTTACGAATTGGGAAGAAAAGGTGGTTTTGGTACTGAAGCGCAGATAAACAAGGCTTTAAAAAATGTATTTGGCTTAATTCCTAAAATAAAAGGCGAAAGTACTCTTGGCGACGTAGGCGAAAGAGCTGTAAAAGATTTATTTGTAAATGCTGGTATGTTAGCGCCTGGACACAAAATTGGTGAGTTTGATGTTTATATAAAGCCAATACCTGGTATATTTAAAGGGGGTGTTTTTCAAAACTCAGACATAGTGTTTGAATTAAAAAATGGCCAACAAATTTCTATGGAAGTTAAGTTTGCTGTAGATGGCACTGTTAATGCTGGTAAAATAAGCATAAAATCTTACGATAGCAAAGGTAATTTTGAATTTAGTGATACTAATATAGAAAAAAATATTCAAGACAAAGTAGCTAAACTTATTAAGCCTGTACTAACAAAAACAGTTAAAAGACTTGAAAGGTATCTTGTAGAAATAGGTGGTTATCCTAAAGGAACTAAATTAGACAATGTTGTTTTGCCAGAAGTATCTCCTTATAATGGTTTTCGTTTTTATACAAAATTTCATGGTAGAAAAAGAAATTTATGGAACAACAACGAAGATTCAACTGTTGATGGTATGACTCTTGCCGCTATAAAAGCAGATTCTAATGTTGATATAGAAGATAATGGTTCTGTATCTATATATTTATATAATAAAAAAGGTAATTATTATCTAACATCAATACGTGAAGGTCAAGGCGCTGGCGTTTACTATTTGGGAAAAGATATTTTGCAAACAGAGCAAAGTTTAGGTGTTACTTCTATTAAGGGTGAGCATAGCGTTAAAGCTAATTTTTTAGTTGGAAGTTCAAAAACTAATGCTACAGAAGCCGACGTTAAAGCTGGTCTTACGCCAAATGGTAGTATTTATAAAAATGGCAAAGACGGTGATAAAAACAAAGTATTTAGAGGTTACAAATTTAGAATCAACGTAGAAGCTCAGCTTAATACTAAAAAAATAGCTAAAACATCTGGGTTTGTTATAAGAGGTGACAAAGACATGCAGAAGTTTAAAAAAGCTGTAAATAACTCTATTTTAGCAAAGAAAAATGTTTCTATGAGTAAAGCTGCTATAAACTCTAGAACATCAAATTTTTCAAAAGGAATAACTATATTAGACTTTGATGATACACTAGCGACAAGTGAGTCTCTAGTTAAATACACAACACCACAAGGAGACACAGGCACGTTAAACGCTGAGCAGTACGCTAGTACATATCAAGACTTGCAAGACCAAGGTTATGTGTTTGATTTTTCAGAGTTTAACAAAGTTGTTAAAGGTAAAGTTGCGCCTTTATTTAAAAAAGCACTAAAGCTGCAAGGTAAGTTTGGCCCACAAAATATGTTTGTACTAACTGCTAGGCCAGCTGTATCAGCACAAGCTATATTTGACTTTTTAAAAGCTAATGGTTTAAATATACCTATAGAAAATATAACTGGTCTAGGTAACTCTACAGCAGAAGCAAAAGCATTGTGGGTAGCAGATAAAGCAGCTCAAGGTTACAACGACTTTTATTTTGCAGATGATGCGTTACAAAATGTACAAGCTGTTAAAAACATGCTAGATCAATTTGATGTTAAATCAAAAATACAACAAGCTAAAGTTAGTTTTAGTGAAGGTATGAGTGATCGGTTTAATGATATAATAGAAGATGTTACTAGTATAGAATCAAGAAAAAGATTTAGTGAAATTAAAGCTAGAAAGCGTGGTTCTAGTAAAGGTAAGTTTAGATACTTTATACCGCCATCACATGAAGATCTTGTAGGGTTGTTGTATAACTTTATAGGCAAAGGAAAAAAAGGTGATGCACATAGAGACTTTTTTGAAAAAGCTTTAATAAAACCTCTTAACAGAGCGTTTAGAGAATATGACACTGCTAGACAGTCAATAGCTAGTGATTACAAATCTTTAAACAAACAATACAAAGACGTTAAAGATATGTTTACAAAGAAAACGCCTGATGGTGATTTTACATATCAAGATGCTATAAGAGTATACCTTTGGGACAAACATGGTCACGCTATACCTGGTATAAGTGAAACAGACCAAGCTAATTTAGCTAACATAGTTAAAAACGACGCTAGGTTGTTAAGCTACGCCGAGGCTTTAAACGTAATATCTAAACGATCTGATTATGTTGCGCCAGCAGTTGGTTGGGAAGCATTTAATATAAAAATGGATTTGATAGATGCTACTGATAGAGTTGGTAGAGCAGAGTTTTTTGCAGAGTTTCAACAAAACGCTGACATAATATTTTCACAAGAAAATTTAAACAAAATAGAGGCTGCTTACGGTAAAGGTGTTAGAAACGCTCTTGAAGACATGCTTTATAGAATAAAATTAGGTAAAAATAGACCTAAAGGGCAAAATGCAATAGTAAACGCATTAACTAATTTTGTAAATGCTGCTGTAGGTACTGTCATGTTCTTTAATATAAGATCATTAGTTTTACAGCAAATGTCTATAGTTAATTTTATAAACTACGCTGATAACAATATATTTCAAGCGGCTAAAGTTTTTGCAAATCAAAAACAATACTGGAATGATTGGTCTATGTTATTTAACTCTGACTTTATGAAGCAAAGACGTGGTGGTATTAGAACAGATGTTAACGGTGCTGAGCTTGCTTCTGAAATTAGCGAATCTGAATATCCTATAAGAAGTTTAATAAGAAAATTATTACAACTAGGTTTTAAGCCTACACAAATTGGTGATAACATTGCGATAGCAACAGGTGGTGCTTTGTTTTATAGAAATAGAGTAAACACTTATAAAAAACAAGGTTTAGGTCAAGCTGAAGCTGAAAGAAGAGCATTTGCTGATTTTCAAGAAATATCAGAAGCAACACAACAGTCAGCAAGACCTGATATGGTTTCACAACAACAAGCATCTGACGCTGGTAAATGGATATTAGCTTTTCAAAATGTAACATCTCAGTTTAATAGGTTAGGTAAAAAAGCGTTTTTAGACATGTATAATAGAAGAATAACACCGCCTAACAAAACGTTATTACAAAGTGATATATCTAACTCTTCAAGAATATTATATTATTTTGCGGTGCAAAACTTGATATTCTACGGCTTACAATCAGCGTTGTTCTTTATGATGTTTGATGATGATCCAGAAGATGAAAAATTATTAAGTAAACAAGAGCGTATGCTTAGCGGTAGTATTGATTCTGTATTGCGAGGATCTGGTGTTTTAGGTGCTGCTGTAGCAACTTTAAAAAACATGGCTATTAAATTTTCAAGAGAAAGAGACAAAGACTATAATTTTGATGAAAGCTCTGTAATAATGGAACTAGCAAATTTCTCACCACCACTTGGTATTAAGTTAAGAAAAATAGTTAACGCAGAGAAAACATTAAATTATAATGAAAATATAATAGGTGAAATGGAACTGCTTGATAGCGATAATCCTCAATGGTCAGCCGTAACTAATTATATTGAAGCTTTAACTAATGTACCAGCTAATAGATTGTATAACAAAACTAAGAATTTGGGTCAAGCATTAAATAGCCAAAACGAAGCTTGGCAAAGATCGTTAATGTTTTTAGGTTGGAGTCAGTATAACTTAGGCATACAAAATGAAGCAATAGAAGAATATAGAAACGCTGTTAAATCAAGAAAATCATTAAGAAAACCATTTAAAAAACAAACTTTTAAAAAGAAAAAGTTTTAATGAAAAAACTTTTGATACTTCTTTTATTAGTTTCATGCGCAAAAGAAGTTGATGATCTTGGCTTTAGAGTTTACACAATACCAGCTGGCGAGCATAGCTCAGGTAGTTTTATAAACCACCCAGATAATTCAAAGATAGAATTTAAGTTTATGCTAGATGAATCTGCTATATATGAAACTGAAATAGCAGAAAACCAACATGATGTAAACAAAATATATGGTATGAGTGATTTTGGCGTTAGGCATCAAAAATACTCTATACGTCTTGGTTGGAGATATTTAAACAACGAGTTAGAGCTTTGTTGGTTGAGGCATGAAGAAGGTAGGCATAGCGCTGCAACAATAAGAACTATAGACACAGATGTAATTTATAACGCTACTATTGATATAAAAACATTTTATTATGTAATAGTAATAGATAATGATACTACACTTGTTCGTAGAAGACCTGAAGGTAATTGGGGTTTAGTACGTAGGTATTATTTATACCCGTATTTTGGTGGTAATGAATATGCGCCACACGACATAACAATTAAAATAAAAGAATGAAAAAACTAATTATAATAATGTGTATAGCATT